GTAGTAACAAAGCAAATTGGCGCATAATTTTTTTATCTTTGTCTAAATTTTAAAGCAAACAAAAATGGAAATTAAAATTACACAAGAACAAGCGAACCAAATCACCGCGATTTTAAACGAACTACCTATTCGAGAACTTAATAAGGTGCAAGCCATTATTAAGATATTTAACGAAGGTATTCAAGACAACGAGGCGGTAGAAGATGCTGAAACAGACGAAAATTAAATTCGTATATTTGTAAAAAATAAAATATTAAATAAATGGCTACAACTGGCGTATTTAACGGAACTAACTTAATTCTTAAAATAGAAGATACTGCTTTAGGACACACTACAAGCTGTTCAATGACTTTTAACGCTGACCTACCAGAAGCTACCACTAAAGATAGTGGCGGATTCCAAGAGGTTATTGCTGGGGTAAAATCTGGTGAGATTTCATTTGACGGTCTTGTTGCTTATGACGATACAGCTAACGCCATTGAACTTGCTGATTATTTAATCGCTGGAACACAATTAACTTGTGTTTTCGGTACTGCTGCAAGTGGCGATGACGTTTATACTGTTGAGGGTTTTCTTTCAAGCGTTGAAATGACTGCTGAAATGGAAGCACCTGTATCTTACAGCGGAAGTATTACAACTACTGGTTCAATTACCAAGAGTACTAACTCATAATATAGGGGGGTATTAATTTACCCCCTCTAATATTTTCTATTTATGGCAAACAAAAAAAGGGGTTACTACACCATTGAATTAGGTGGTAAACAACGCACGCTTCATTTTTCAATGAACTTCTGGGCGAACTTTACCGATATTCTAAACATTTCACTTGACAAATTAGGCGAAGTATTTAACGGCGGTATTTCTATTTCAGCGATACGCGCTTTGGTTTATTCTGCTATCTTGGCGTATGACCAAGAAGAAGGAAATGAAATTGACTACAACCAATTTAAAGTAGGTGCTTGGCTTGAAGATTTAAACGCCGAACAGCTTACTGATATTGTAAACGCAATGACCGAAAGTCGTATTTTAGGTAATGACCTAAATATGGGTATTGACCGAAATCCTAAAGATACGGGAAAGCCGAAGCCAACCGCCTAACTTGGGATGATATACTCGACTACTATATTGGACAGGTTGGCATAAACCCAAACGACTTTTGGGGTAATACTTGGTCGGAAAACCAACGTCTTGGCGAATCGCACACGATTAAGATAAACCTACAATGGGAACAAACCCGTTATTTAGCAACGATGATTCACAACGTAAATTGCACCAAGAAAAGCCAAATGATAAAGCCCAATAAATTATTTCCTTTACCGCAGGATAAATACCTAAATGATGGCAAACCAAAATCGACACCACAAGAGTTTAAATCATTTTTAGAAAAAGCAAGAAAAGCAGGGGTTAAAATTTAACCTCTTTTTTTTTAGTATTTTTGTACTATGGCAAATCAAGAGCATTTAATAGTAAATATATCGGCAAACACTAAAGGATTACAACAGGGTTTGCAACAGGCAGAAAGCAAATTAAATCAAATTGGCGGTAAGCTAAAAAATATTGGCTCTACATTAACAACAAGGTTCACATTACCGATGATTGCTGGTGCTGGTGCTGCTATAAAAATGGCAGCAGACTTTGATAAGTCGATGACCAAAATTAAAACGCTCGTTGGTATTGCTGGCGCAGAAGTCGATGGTATGGGCGATAGTGTTAAAACTTTAGCGACAAACGCTGGGGTATCATCTTCGGAAGCCGCAGACGCGTTGTTCTTTATTACTTCTGCTGGGTTACGTGGTTCAGAAGCGATGCAAGTTTTAGAGGCGTCAACAAAAGCCGCCGCTATTGGTCTTGGAGAAACTAAAACCGTTGCCGACCTCGCTACCTCTGCAATGAATGCCTACGGGTCTGAAACATTAAGCGCAACAGACGCTACTGATGTTTTAACAGCCGCTGTTCGTGAAGGTAAATTAGAAGCGAGCGAATTGTCATCTGCTATGGGTCAAACTTTACCTGTCGCTTCAAATATGGGGGTTAGGTTCCACGAAGTGGGTGCTGCCTTTGCCGCAATGTCCAGAACGGGTACAAACGCCGCTCAAGCATCTACCCAGCTAAATGCTATTATGATGGGCATAATGAAACCCACCGAAGATGCTAAAAAAGCATTAGAAGAACTTGGGCTTTCAAGCGAGGGGCTACGACAGCAAATAAAAGACAAGGGATTATTATCTGTATTGGAAACCTTAAAAGATGCGTCAGAGCGTAATTCTACGGCTTTTGAGCGCGTTTTTGGTAACGTTAGAGCCTTACGTGGGGTTTTAGATTTAACAGGCAAAGGGGCTGCGGTAACGGCTGAAATTTTTCAACGTATGGCGAACACCTCTGGTATAACCGCCGAGGCGTTTGAGGAATTACAAAATAGTGCAGAATTTAAACTGCGAAAAGGTTTAACCGAATTAAGAAATTCATTTACTGAACTTGGTGGGATATTAATGCAGACATTACTTCCGTCAATACAAGGCATTTTAAATTTTGTTAAAAACCTATTTCAGGGGTTTATGCAATTAAATCCAGGTGTTCAAAAATTTATTATTGCTATTACTTCTTTAGCGGCTGCGTTACCACCGCTTATTTGGGCGATTGGTAGTTTAACTACTGCTTTTGCTGCTTTAAATTTAGCGACTGGAGGTATTTTACTTGCGATTGGTGCGGTTGCCGTTGCTATTGGTTCAGCTGTCGAATATAATAATTTAAAAAATCAAATTGATGATTTAAATGTTAGTTTAGACCAACTTGAAACAAACTTAAAAACCGTAAAGGGCGAATTTGACGGTTCAGCTGAATCTTCGTTAAAAATTTTACAAGCGGAAAAAAAATTAGCAGAAGAAAAATTAAAACTTGCTAAAGCTAACCGTGATTTAAAACAAGGCGGAATTGTTGAATTTTTTGGTTATGAAAACGACGAGGTTAAAGCGTTAAGTGCTGAAATTAAAAAGCACACTAAAACAATTGAAAATTATGACCTTGCGATTAAAGGTTTAGAATCTTCATTAAAACAAACAAGCGCCGCGACAAAAGACCTATCTGGCTCAATTACGCTGGATATGTTAAAATTCACTGATTATATTGAACCCGAAAAAGGCAAAGAATTAGCGAATAGTTTTTCAGACGTTGTTGATGTAGCTAAAGTATTTAAAGATGAATTAGCTGAATTAGATAAATTTGACCCAAATAGAGTAACACTTGCGCCAGAAGAAATTGACCTTGATGGGTTAGATATTTTACTTGAAAAATATGAAAAATTAAAAGAATCTACTAAAAATTTAGCCCTTGCCGTTGGTGGAGTACTAACTGACGCATTTACTAATTTAGCAGAGGGCGGTAATTTTCTTGAGCCAATAATGAAGGCGTTAAAACAATTATTAATACGTCTTGTTGCCGCTGCTGCTGCTGCCGCTGTTTTATCTGCCTTACTTCCAGGTAATGCAGTAAAAAGCGTGGGAGGTGCAAAAGGTATTTTTTCGCTTTTATCTGGTTTAAATGTAGGAGAATATGCAAACGGAGGTATTATATCTGGACCAACTTTGGGTTTAATGGGTGAATATTCAGGCGCAAGAAGCAATCCAGAGGTTGTCGCGCCACTTGATAAATTAAAAGGAATGATTGGGCAAACAGGGCAAAATGTAAACGTAGGGGGCGAATTTAGAATACAAGGGCAAGATTTAGTAGTAGCATTACAAAGAGCCGAGCGAAATAGAAAACGTATCTTATAATGGCATACGGAGTAAAATATGAACTTTTTTTTAGCGATGTCGTTAAAAGAAAGATGAAAATCGAAATACTTGAAAAGGATTACACGGGTGATGTATCTTCTATAATTGGAACGGGTCAGCCAGCCGTAATCGAGTGGAATGCCGATGACGATATTTATTCGCCTATTATTGGCTCACGTTGTAAACTTTCTTTTTTTGTTACAGATGCCGTACAATACGATGAATTTTACCGCAGCGATGAACGCCAATATAAAGTAAAAATTTTATTTTATAGTTCTTTTGGTAATAATTGGGAGGACGAAGTCGGTATTTGGGGCGCAATGGATGTAATTTGGAACGCCGAACTTGGCGAGGCTTTTTACTATCAACCTATTTGGGAGGGTTTTTTGGTTGTTGACCGTTACCAAGAAGCGGTTGTTACCGCGCCATATGAAATACAATTAGAGGCTATTGACGGACTTGGAACGTTAGAAGGTTTTGATGCGCCTATAAACACAAGTGATACATCAAATACTGAATCACTATTCTACTACCTAAAAGAAATCCTAAAGCTAACAGGGCATCAATTTGATTTATACATAGCAAACTCAATTCGCAAGGCAACCAGCCCACCAGCAGACCAAACTATTTTTCACGATATTATTATAAACGAATACGGGTTATTTAATAACAATTTAACTTTTAGGTCTGCAAAAGATGTTTTAGAAGCTATACTAAAAATAACAAACAGCCGTATTTTTCAATCCTACGGGCGTTGGTATATTATAAGCAATTCAAACCTAATTGATAACCGTATTGATACAAGTGGCGTTATTGACGGAATTGGACCAAGTGATGATGACGATACAGATGACCCAGTAGAACCAACTCCAGACCCAGTATATGATGCGCCAAATATTAGTATTGTTGGCGAGGCTACTATGTATGATGGAACGGCTTATAATTTAACGGTTGTCGATAATGGCGGAACATTGCCAGTAAGTTACGAATGGACGTTACCAAATTCATCTACCATAACAACTGATGACTCAATTTACCCAATTGGCGTTGTATATATTGAAGATGACGGGGAGGTTTATAGCGTAGTGGCTACTGATGCTAACGGTGCAACTGATACCGATTCTTTTACTTTAAGTGTAACTGAAACACGACCAGATATTGACGATGACCCACCAGAAGGGGAAACAACAGAAACCAATTATGAGTTTGTTATAAATGTTGTTAATAGTGTTACGGAAGCTTATGTATCGCCATTAAAAGGGACAATAAATTATGCGGCTGGTGAAGTAGGAGATTCATTTACGATGGTCTTTAACGTGGTATCACTTACGGGCGAATTTACAAGTGCATCACAATTAACAGGTGCAACATTAACCGATACGTCTGGAACTTATAACGTGGCAACCGCATTGGTTAGTAATTTTATACGCGTAACCATTACGGGTAATTTGCCAAGTGGTGGGGGTACTGAAACCCTTACATTAAAAGGTGCTTCGGATGTTCAACAATTTACGGTTGTTTGGAATAGAGCAGGTTCGGTTTCAAACGCTTCTTTTTCATTGAACCCGTCAGATTTAACCGTTACGGGCGGAACTGATAGGGCATACACAATGACGATAACATACACCGCGCTAACGAATTATAAATTTAATGGGGCGCAAGATATAAGTATTCGAGCTTCGGCTGATATTGGTCAAACATTGACAGTTAAAAAAGTTAATACTACAACGTTGAAGGTTACTATAAGCGGCAAAATTGGAATACAAGATGAAAACGAAACATTGACTATAAATGGAAGCGCAATTTATAACGCGGATGCAACCGAAATAGAACTTTCAAAAACAAGCCCCCAAGAAGTTTCGTCAGGTGGTGGATTCTTTGATTTAGGTGTCGATGCCGATGGTGCTGTTGAAGCGGTTGCGTTATGTTCTTGGATTGAATTAGCACCTTTAGACACTACGGGACGATGTATAATTGACCCAAGCGTTCAAAACATTAATGTTTATTTTGAGCCTAATAATACGCCATCTACAAGACGATGTAGTATTACTTTTTATGCTTTAAATTCAGGGGATGTATTAAGCGTATTATTAATTGACCAAGCGTCTAATGCACAAGCGGGACAAACACCATAAATAAGATAATGGGACAGATTAGAAATTACCAAACGGACTATTTAAGACAAGGCAGCGAACCGATAACGTACGAACGCTATGATTCGGAAGGCGTATTTATTGAAACTGTAAACGAGGATATACTTTATCAAGTGCCAAGCCAATTAACGCCATTAAATCGTGATTTAGTAAAAGCGTATGAAAAACCTTTAAAAGAAGTAAAATTTGTAACAGACCTTAATTTTATATATTTTAAAAACGAAAACGCGCATTTTCTTTATGGCGACAGGCATTGGATTTTAGGTGATGCTGAAACTTATGGTACAAACGCTATTATATCGCAAGATGGAGAACAAGCGAAGGCTGTAAGTGGTAATAAGTATTTTAAATCTACGATGCCGTATGATGAGGTATTTCAGTTATCTGACCAATTTTTAATGATTAAAAACGATTACCAATATTGCCAAGTCGATACAAATACGTTTTTAAATATCAATTTTAATTATTATATAGACGGTACTGATTTAAACCAATACAATATAATTACAAACGCTTGGGTTGAGGAAACTTACGGTGGCACAAGATACAACTACAATTTTGAAACAAAAGAATGGGAAGAAGGTGCAGGTGCTGGGCAGGCAAACAGAGTTAAAACAACAACTACAAATAACTGGGGGGCTGCTTCATTAATTCTTGAACCTTATGAACCTACATCAACTTCTATTGGTAAAGTTTATTTTGGCGTACAATTTAATTATCCTACACCTAACGGCCATTCAGAGGTAGGAGGATATGACGCAATATATTTAGATAATATAGGTATAGGTCAAAGTATTGATGCAAGTTTTAATAAAATTACTTCTATAAGAAAACAATATGATTATGCAGGTACTTACACGGGTAAATATGAATCCCAAAATAACGCCTTATCTAATGAGGCAAAAACAACAGAATATTTTTTAGGCAAAGTAGATGGTACATATAAGCGAACAAGAGATACCGCAGCTAAAACGCTTGAGGCTATTATTACGCAGGAAATATTAAACGACAGTAGGGACTTTATGACAAATTACGAAGGTACATTTAGGGCAAAGCGAAATGGGCATTTAAGTTTGCACCATAAACTTTGGATTGATTTTGGCGCGGATACACTTCAAGAACCCGTGTCTTGTTATCTTGACGCTATGAAGTACGATGTAAAGGCTTCGGAGTATCAAATACGTATGCACGTGCCAAACCAAGATGACGATGTA